CGGACAGCGCCGGTGAAGCAGTCGAAGATGCGGTAGGTTTCGGTCGCCACTTTGCCGTCTCATCCCGCCCCGATCAGGCTGCGGCGGGATGCGGCAGCGCGTCGGGGCGGTGAGGCTGTCTAGAACCGCTAAACTGCGATTGCAACCAAAAAGTTTAGCCCGACGAAACTAGCCGCTCGGGTTCATCGTCCGCGTTGGTTTCGCTATCCCTAACGGAGAGGCCGTGAACTGCTGCGCGTAGCTGGCGGATCGCCATCGCGTCGGCGGGATGCTGTAGCAGCTCGTGCGGCGCTATCTGCAAATACGCTGCCACCTCGTTAACGGCCTCGCGGTCGTACGCCTGTTTACCGCAAAACATCAGCGACACTCGCGCCTTATTCCAACCGAGGTCGTTCACAAAGTCCACTTGGCGTTTGCCAAGCGACTTGGACCAGGCGGCGATGAACCAGTCGTGGCGCGCGTGCTGTGTCATGCGCCAACGATAGGCAGGGCGATGATGTCGGGTCGTTACGACAGATCGAAACGAACCCCTTGACGCCGTGTCTAGACTGTCTAAACTGACCGGCATGACGCTAACCGAATATCGCAAGGCAAACGGCCTGACGTTGGAGGCGGTCGCTCTCGCCGTCGACGTGACTAAGGGGCGTATTCATCAGATCGAGGCGGGCGCGAATTGCTCGCCTGAACTGGCGCTGCGGATTGAGGCTTTCTGCGGTGGCAGGGTCAACGCATCTATGCTGTCGCCAACCATAGCCGATGCGCGCCAGCCGCGCGCCGCATGAGGCGCGCGAGATGCTGCCCGAGTTGAAGGCGTGGCAGGCGGTCATGGACCGGCTCGGCTCGCTGGCGGCGATGAAATGACCTGCCCGCCCAGCCTATTCGATGTCTATGCCGACGCCGCACCGCCCAGGCGCGGGTTCGACATCGAGGTCCGTCCGCGCTTCCGCATCGCCTCCGGGGTCACTTACAAGGCCGCCGAGCGCATCCTGGTGGGGTATCGCGGGCGCAACCCGAAGGCGGTTGTGGCGGGGGCGGGGGAGTAATGCCCAAGCCCGTCATCTGGTCGCCGGAAATGGATGCGGCGCTGATCGAGCTGCGCGCCCTTGGCCTTGGCGCTCGCAAGTGTGGGAAGCGCATCGGGGTCGCCGACAAGATAGTGCTGCGCCGCGCGGCCGAGCTCGGCCTGCCACCGCGCCCGCGTCCTGATGGCAAGTATCGCATCCCGCCAAAGCTGGAAGCGGCCCGGCTGGAAATGCTGGCGATCAAGGCCCGTAACGCGGCTCGGAAGCTGACGTGATAGACGCTCCGTTCCCATGGTTCGGCGGTAAGAAGCCGGTTGCGGCACAGGTATGGGCCGCGCTCGGCAACGTCGACCATTATGTCGAGCCGTTTTTCGGCTCCGGGGCGGTGCTGCTCAATCGGCCCCACACTGCCAGTTTAGAAACCGTGAACGACGCGGACGGCATGCTTGCCAATTTCTGGCGAGCGGTTCGGGCGGATGCCAACGCTGTTGCGGAGGCGGCGGATTGGCCCTGCAACGAGGTGGACCTTCACGCCCGCCACTTGTGGCTGATTGGAGAGCGCGCCGCGCTTACCGAGAGGCTGATGGGCGACGCCGCATATTTTGACGTGCAGGCGGCCGGATGGTGGGTGTGGGGCGCATGTAACTGGATAGGCGCGGGTTGGTGCTCGGGCGAAGGTCCATGGATATCTCTTGATGGGGAGATGACGGACGCACGCCAGCTACCGCGCCTGAGCGGTGGGCAGGGCGTGAACCGCCAGCTACCGCGCCTGAGCGGTGGGCAGGGCGTGAACCGCAAGCTATTCATCTCCAACTGGTTCGCGATGCTTGCCGATCGGCTGCGTGACGTGAGGGTCGCTTGCGGAGATTGGTCGCGCGTTACCGGCCCGAGTGTGCTTGCCGCAGGCGGCGGCACTACTGGCATATTCCTTGATCCTCCCTACGCCCTCGACGAGCGCGCCAAGGTTTACGCCCACGAGTCCGGCGCGGCGACCGAAGCGCTGGCATGGGCGGCCGAGCACGGCGACGACCCTGCGGTGCGTATCGTTCTCGCTGGCTACGACGGAGAGCATAACAGCCTCGAACGCGAGGGCTGGCGGTGCGTCGCGTGGAAGGCTAACGGCGGTTACGGCTCCCAAGGCGAGCAGCGCGGACGCGATAACGCCGCCCGCGAGCGCCTATGGCTGTCCCCACATTGCGACGGCGTCCGACCTGATCTTTTTGCCGAGGTGGCAGCGTGAGGCGCTGGCTATCGTCCGGCAAGTTCAGGGCAGATGCCCCGCTTGCAGACGTGCCATTGTTCGAGGCGGCGCTAGCCAAGCATCGCCGGGCACCGTCCGAGCCGCACCGCAAGGGCTGGCGGACACGACGCGCGCCGGTGCTGGCGACGATGGCGGAACTGCGGGCGGAGTTGGGATTGTGAAAGCCCCCGTGCCGCTTGAGATCGCGGTCCAGGCCAGCATCATCGCCGCTGTCCGCCGCGCGGTTCTTCCCTGCGACGTGCTCGCCATTCCGAACGCCGGCAAGCGCGGTCGCGGTGCGCAGGCGTCGGTCAAGCGCGAGGGCATCATGCGCGGCTCGCCCGACCTTGCCGTGGTCTGGCCGGGCGGTGTCGGCTTCCTTGAGATCAAGCGGCCCGGCTACACCGATTCCGCCGTGTCGCCGGAACAGCGCGCATTGCTGGCCCGCTGGGCCGACTGGGGCATCAACGTCGGCATTGCGTCCAGCATCGACGAGGCGCTGGACCTGCTGAGGTCGTGGGGTGCGCCGGTCATGGCGCAGGCCGACACGTCGCGGCTCGGTCGCGGCGACGCCGTTGCAATCTTCGGTGCCCTGTGAGGGGCCGGATTGGCCGCTTCGGGCGCGTCCACATGGTCAGCGAGCCCGGCGACCGGGATACGGCGGGTATCCGCCGTACCGACAAGCTGCTGGCGCTGCTGGAGGATCGGCTTGCGTCGCATCACACGGACGGCCTGGTCGACTGGTTGCGCGCGTCGCCGATCGCCGGTGCGGACGAGACCAGCCGGGCATGTGTCATGCTCAGGCTGAACCACATCGCTGACAGCACCGTGCGCACGATGGCGCGGGATGTGTTGCGGTGAGCGCGCCCGTCGCCGCGATCCGCCGCTTTGGCCTGGAGGCGGCATGAACGAGCGCACCGACCTAGCGGCAGCCATGCCGACCGTCGCGCTCAAGCTGCTCGGCGAACCGAACAAGCGGCTGAGTAGCGCTCGCGAGTCCCGCTACGGGACGCACGGCAGCCTCGCAGTTGACCTTCAAAAGGGTGCTTGGTTCGACCACGAGGCGGGTGTCGGCGGCGGCGTCATCGACCTGATCCGGCGCGAGCGTAAATGCTCGGTCGGCGAGGCGCTCCAGTTTCTCGAGAACATCGGTGAGATGGTCACGCCGGTGCGGGCGCTGAACGACCGCGAGTACCGTTCCAGCTCGTCGCTGCGTGATGCCGCCCTGCGTATCTGGCGCGAGTCTGTCCCGGCTGCAGGCACGCTTGTTGACCGCTACCTGCAAAACCGCGGGCTAGCGGGCTCGGCCGGTTACGAGGCGCTGCGCTTCCATCCTAACTGCCCATTCGGCAAAGATGACGACGGCTACCAGCGCTATCGCCCCGCGATGATAGGGCTGATGCGTTCGGTCGTAAGCGGCCAGCCGGTCGGCATACACCGCACCGAACTCAGCGCCGACGCCCGCAAGGTCGACCGCAAGATGCTGGGGCCCGCCGCAGGGGCCGCCGTGATGCTGACGGACGAGCCGCCGGTCGATACCGCGCTTGGCGTCTGCGAGGGCATAGAAACCGGCCTGGCGGTCATGGCGCTCGGCGGTGGCGGCGTTTGGGCGCTGATGTCAGCAGGCGGCATCGCATCGCTCCCTGTGCTGGGCGGCGTCGAGACGCTGACCATCTTTGCCGACCATGACACGGCAGGGACAACCGCTGCCCGAGAGTGCGGCGAGCGCTGGTTTGCGGCAGGCATCCCGACGACAATCCGCAAACCGCCGACGCCCGGTCACGACTTCCTCGATCACATGCAGGCGATGCGCGCGGAGACGGTGAATGTTGCGTAGCGTGCCCGATCCGCTCGGCGATGCCGAAGTCCTGCACCCGTCAATCCTCGCCACCCAGTTCGCGGCTTGGGGCGATGAACTCGACTTGCCGACCCGGCAATGGCTCTACGGCTCGCACCTGATCCGCGGCCGCGTCAGCCTCGACGTGGCGGCTGGCGGCGTCGGCAAGACCGCACTCAAGGTCGGCGAGGCGCTTGCCATGGCGGCCGGCCGCGACCTGTTCAACAAGGCGCTCCCGAAAGGCGCTCTCAAGGTCTGGCTCTACAACCTGGAAGACGATCAGGACGAGTTGACGCTCCGCCTGCGCGCCGCCGCCAAGTATCACCAGATCAGCGAGGAGGATGTCGGCGGCAGGCTCTACGTCGATAGCGGGCTTGACCAGCCGCTCGTGATCGCCAGCGCGCAGCCGACCGGCACCGTCATCGCAAGGCCGGTGATCGAGGCGCTGATCGCGGAGATTCTCGTGCGCGAGATCGACGTGCTTATCATCGACCCGTTCATCAGCTCGCACGCCGTGTCCGAGAATGACAACAACGCCATCGACACCGTCGTCAAGCAGGGCTGGGTGCGCATCGCACACGAGACCGGCTGCGCCGTCAACCTCGTCCACCATATACGCAAGGGTAACGGCGAGGAAGCCAACGCCGACTCCGCCCGCGGCGCGTCTGCGCTGATCGGTGCTGCGCGCTCGGTTCAGGTGTTCAATCGCATGTCCGAAGACGAGGCGGCGCGCGCCGATGTCGAGATCGAGAAGCGCAAGTTCTACTTCCGGGTGACCAACGAGAAGGCCAACCTGGCACCCCCGCCAAACCGCGCCGACTGGTATCGGATGGAGAGCGTCGAGCTTGCCAACGGTGAGAAGGTCGGCGTCGCGCGGCAGTTCATGTGGCCGACACCGAAGACCGCCAGCCTGTTCGAGTTGGATGAGATATTCGCCGCCCTCGCCGGCCGCGACTGGCGTCAAAGCCCGCAGTGCAATGACTGGGCCGGACACGCCATCGGCCCCATTTTCGACCTCGACACGAGCGACAAACAGCAATCCAGAAAGGTTCAAGACATCATCCGCGGTTTGGTTAATAACGGGCATCTTCGGGTCGTCGTAAAAGACGACGAAAAGGGCCGTTCCAAGCCATATATTGAACAAAATCAATGACTCCCACCTCGCAGACCCTCGAAGTGGGACAAGTGGGGAAACGCCTGATCTCGTCGAGCGACCTAAGCACGGGTAATGCCGGTGGTGGACCTCGAAAAGGCAAGCGTTTTCAACAAGTCCCACTTCCCCACCGCACAAGTGGGGAGAAGTGGGGAAGTGGGGGCGGCGCTACAGAAAACGCCAACCCCAGCCGGTCAGGGGAGTGGGGTATAACCCCACCCCCTGCCGGTGGGGGGCGACTTTCGACGAACCAAAAAACCGGGGAACCAAAATGAATAAGAGCGCGGCGTGACCCCGCCACCCACCACCTCAACCGCGGACCACGTCCTCGCCCTCGTCGGCGCAGGCGGATTCAAGACCCTGGTCGAGTGCCACGGCGGAACCCGCATGTGGATGCCCAAGCACCTCGACTGCGAAAAGGGCCAGAACCTCGTCCAGATGGTCGGAGCCGAGGCCGCGTGCCGCCTGGCAAACGAACTCGGCGGGTTCTGGGTGCCGATCCCGAATATGCGCGCCGAGCCCAGCCGCGAACCCGACGTGCACCGCCTGCTCGCAATGGGCATGTCCCACCGGATTATCGCGATCACGCTCAAGATCACCGAGAAGACCGTTGGCAAGCACGCCGCGACGTTTCAGGGGAGGGGCGCATGACCCCCGTATTTGGGCCAGGAGGCACGCTACAGCGCGTTCAGGGGTGTGAGTGGCACCTACCCCCGGAAGCGGCCCGGATAGCGCTCTACGGGCTTCCCAGCCCTTGCTCGCATCCGGTGCCGACCCCCACCCGGTTGGCGTTGCCCTCAGCGGCCTTGCAAGCCACCCCTGCCGCGTCTGTCGGTGGGCACCCTCAGGCAAAACCGGCGGGCCGGCGCAATCCCGTGTCGGCCCGCCGACATAGCGAGGGATAGCATGACGGGTCGCCCCTCAATACGCACCGAAGAGATGGTCGCCGAAATCTGCGCGAGACTTGCCGAGGGCGAACCCTTGGCATGGATCTGCCGCGAACAGGGTATGCCGAGCACTGTTACCGTCTGGAATTGGCAGAAGGATGACGCAGCCCTTTCTGAACGCATCGCGCAAGCCCGCGAAATCGGCGGTGACGCCATCGCGGCCGACGCTCTCGCCATTGCGGACGAGACTCTGCACGACACGAAGATCGGCAAGGACGGCGCAGAGATGCCGGACAATGAGTGGATTGGTCGCTCGCGTCTGCGTGTCGAAACGCGACTCAAGCTGCTCGCTAAGTGGCACCCCAAGCGCTACGGCGACAAGGTGACCAACGAGCACACCGGGGCGGACGGAGCGAGTCTACCCGCGATCACGGTCAATCTTGTCGCGCCGCGATGACCTCCGCGGTTAGCGTCAACCTCCCGGAGTGGGCTGCCATCCTGTGGGAGCCTAAGCGCCATATCGCGGTGTTTTCGGGCCGAGGCGCTGGCAAGAGCCGCTCGATCGCGACGGCGCTGGTGCTACAGGCGGCAACGTCGCATCGCCGGGTGCTGTGTGCCCGTGAGACGCAGCGCAGTATCCGGGATTCGGTCAAGCGCCTGCTCGACGACGAGATCGAGCGCTGCGGGCTTACCAGCGCGTTCGTGTCGACCGACAACGAGATTCGCGGCCCGAACGATAGCCTGTTCGTTTTCGCGGGGCTTCGGTCAAACATTGCCAGCGTGAAGAGCCTCGAAGGCATCACCGACGCCTGGGTCGAGGAGGCGAGCACGGTCAGCAAAAGCAGCATCGAGACTCTGGTGCCGACCATTCGAGGCCCTGGGTCAAGGCTGTTCTGGTCATGGAACCCCGGCCTGCCGACAGATCCTGTCGATGCGATGTTTCGCGGGCCGAACGGACCCCCGCCGAATACCATCCTGCGCGGACTGACCCCTGCCGACAATCCTTGGTTCCCGGAAGAACTCAAGGTCGAACTCGAATACGACCAGACCCGCGACCCCGAGAAATACGCGCATATCTGGCTCGGCGAGTACCGCCGCAACTCCGAGGCCCGCGTGTTCAGGAACTGGCGCGTCGAGGCGTTTGACACCCCCGCCGACGCGCAGTTCTACTTCGGCGCGGACTGGGGCTATTCGGTCGATCCGACGACGCTGGTCCGTATGTGGATCGACGGGCGGACGCTCTACATCGACCATGAGGCGTACAAGGTCGGCTGCGAGATCGACGCGACGCCTGCCCTGTTCGACACCGTGCCGGGCAGCCGGTCGTGGGTCATCCGCGCGGACAGCGCCCGGCCCGAGACGATCAGCTTCATGCAGCGGTCGGGCTTCCGCATCCAGCCGGCCGCCAAGGGTGCGGGATCGGTCGAGGACGGCGTTGCGTTCCTGCAAAGCTATGACATCGTCGCGCACCCGCGCTGCCAGCACGTCATCGACGAGCTGACCCTGTATACATGGAAGACCGACCCGCTGACCGGCGACGTGCTGCCGGCGCTGGCGGACAAGGACAACCATATGATCGACTCGGCCAGGTACGCCCTGGAGGGCGTCCGGCGCGGGCTTGGCCGGGTCGACATCGCGGCCGCCACACCGCGCATCACGATGCCGACCGTGGCACGCGCGCCTTCCGGGGCAGGTTGGGGCGGCGTCCCGATGCCGAGAATGGAGTTGGGCCATTGAACGCGCTCATTGAACAGGTCCGCAACAACCCCGACCTGGCGTTCCTCGCGCCGCCCGATGCCCCGCTGCGCATCACGGCTGGGGGCAAGCCCGTCACGGTGCAGATCGTGTCGGCGCAGGCTTATGGGCTGGGCACGTTCATGGGCGGCCTGCCCATCAGCCCCGAGGACGCCATCCTCACCGGCAAGGGCGGCGGGTCGTACAAGCTTTATGACGCGGTGCTGGACAACCCGCAGGCATTCTCGTGCTTCCAGCAGCGTCGCCGCGCCGTCGTGTCGCGCCCATGGGAGGTCGAGGCTGGCGGTGAGAGCGAGATCGACAAGGCCGCCGCCGACCATATCCGCGGACAGCTTGCGCGGCTCGACTGGGACGGCATCAGCGACCGGATGCTCTACGGCATCTGGTACGGCTTCGCGGTCGGCGAGTTGATCTACGAGGCGCGCGACGGCAAGTGGGAGGTCGCCGACATCGTCGTGCCCAACCGCGACCGATTCCGCTTCGACGCCAACGGAGAGTTGCGACTGACCGACACGGCGTACCAGTCCGTGCCGCTACCGGAGCGCAAGTTCTGGACATATCGAGCCGGAGCCAGCCACGACCATGCCTTCTACGGCCTCGGGTTGGCGCACTGGTGCTACTGGCCCGCATGGTTCGCCAAGAACGGGCTCAACTTCTGGTCGATCTACCTTGAGAAGTTTGCCATGCCGACAGCGATCGGCAAGGTTCCCGGCGGCGGCGGCGTCGATGACCCGCGCTTCATCGCCGAGCAGGGCAAGATGCTTCAGGCGCTGTCGAGCATCATCAGCCAGGCCGCTATCGCCGTGCCCGACACGTTCGAGGTAGAGCTGCTGGAGGCGACCCGCGCCGGTGCGGCAGAATATGGCAAGTTCCTCGACAAGCAGGACGCCGATATCGCGAAGATCATCCTGTCGCAGACGATGACCACGGACAACGGGTCGAGCCGGTCGCAGTCCGACACGCATATGGAGGTGCGCGAGGAGGTCACCGCCGGCGACGCGGACCTGTTGTGCTCGACGTTCAACGAGGGGCCGGTGCGCTGGCTGACCGAGTGGAACTTCCCCGGTGCGGCGTTGCCCCGCGTGTTCAGGGTCATGGAAGACCCGGCGGACCTCTACGCCCTGACCGCGCGCGACGTGCTGCTCGACGGCTTGGGCTGGTCGCGCACCGAGGACAAGTTCCGGGAGCTGTACGGCGACGGGTATGAGCGCAAGACCCCGGCTGTGGTGCCGCCTGCGCTGGCTGCTCGGCAGGACGGCCCCGCCATGGCTTTCGCCGCCCCGCGCCCGCTTTACGTCAGCCGCGCCGTGGTCAACGCTGCCGAGATAATAGCCTGGGCGGAATCGCAGGGCTTCACCGACATCGTGCCGGACCTTCACGTCACGCTGCTTTACTCGAAGCGCCCGGTTGACTGGATGAAGATGGGCGAAAACTGGTCGGGCGACGGCAAGGGGCAGGTGACCATCCAGCCCGGCGGGCCGCGCTTGGTCGAGCCGCTTGGCGCTGCGACGGCGGTGCTGCTGTTCTCGTCCACCGACCTGCAATGGCGGCATCGCAACATGATCGAGGCCGGGGCTTCGTCGGATTATCCCGAGTACCAGCCGCATATCACGATCACCTATGGCGACGCGCCCGACCTTGCCACCGTCGAGCCGTATCGCGGCAAGATCGTGTTGGCACCCGAGCAGTTTGAGGAGATCGAGACCGACGACCCCGCGTTCGCGTTCGCCGCAACCCAGCACGTCATCGACCGTCTGATCGACAGCGCTTCCGGCCCCGCGAACGCCGCAATGCTGGCGATGGTAGAGCCGCTACGTGCGCGACTGGCCGGCGTGACGCAGCCCGAAGCCGTGCGCCTGGCGATCATTGAGGCGTTCGCGGACATGGATGACGGGCCGCTTGCCGAGATCATCGCCAAGGCCGGGCTAGGGCTGCGTGCCGCCGAGGATGGCGGGTTGGATACCGAGCGGCTGGCGTGACCACCTTCGCCGAGGCCGACCCGTTCCCGCGCCGCCCGGGATACCGCATCGATCCGGTCGCGCTCGATGCCCCCGATATCGTGCAGCGCCTGACCGCGCTCCGGCCCGAGCTGCGCGAGCAATGGTCGGTCATCGGCCCCGACGAGTACGCGCGCGCCTTCATGGTGGCGGGGCTCGTCAAGCAGGACATGATCGAGACGGTGCACGACGCGCTGATCGAGGCTTACCAGAACAAGACCGGCGGCGAGGCGTTCGCGGACCTGTTGACCCCCGTGCTGCGCGAACAGGGTTTCCTCGGCGGCTCGACGGCCAAGATCGGCGAGCGCCTGCAACTGGTGTTCGACACGAACCTGTCCGTGGCGCAGGGCGCGGGGTCGTGGCGTCGGTCGCAACGGGTCAAGGCCGTGCTGCCGTTCCTGCGCTATCAGGCGGTGCTGGACGGGCGGGTCCGGCGCACCCATGCCGCGATGCACGGCGTCATCCGGCCCGTCGATGATCCGGTGTGGGACCGCTGGTATCCGCCGTGCGGGTTTCGCTGCCGCTGCATCGCCCGAGGCGTCACCAACGGCCAGCTCGCCCGCTTCGGCGGCATCACCGAGACCCTGCCCAACGTGCAGCCTGATCGCGGCTGGGGCTTCAACCCGGGCAGGCTGCCGATGAACGGCGCGCTGGCGGCGGTCGATCGGGGCAATGGCGACAGGCTCGACGGGACACCGCCGGTTGACCCCACGTCCGCGACGATTCGGGGCGCGCGTCGGTGGCTGGCCGTGCAGTCGGTCGTGACCGCGCTGGCGAGTTTGTTCCCGACGCAGGAATAAATCGTATCGGCCCCCACCGGGTTGGCGTTTACGGGTGCCGCCACGAACCGCAATCACGCTCCCCATGAGCGAAGACCGCACATACGAGATCGAGGTATTCCGCGCCGGCACGTCGGCGTCGAAGGGCCTGACCGAGGCGGACCTGTCCGAGGTCGTCGCCGGCTACAATGCCCAGATTAACCCCGCGCCCCTGGTCAAGGGCCACCCGTCCAACGACGCGCCCGCGTTCGGCGTCATTGAGGGCGTGCGGCAGGACGGTGCCAAGCTATTCGCCAAGCTGGGTAAGGTCGCTGCCGAGACGGTCCAGGAAATCCGCGACGGCAAGTGGCTGAACCGCTCGGTCGCCTTCTGGTCGAAGGACCACCCGTCGAACCCCACGCCCGGCAAGCTGGCCCTCAAACATCTTGGCCTGCTCGGCGCGGCGTCGCCCGCCATCGCCGGCATGGAGCGGCTGAAGTTCAGCGACGACACGCTTGAGGCGACCACCGAGCCCGGCACCGCCGTGATGTTCGAGGCCACTCCAGAGACTCCCACCGAAATCGTCACGATCAAAGGAACCGCGCCTGTGACCGACAAGACCGAGTTCAGCGCCGAGGAGCGCACCGCCCTGATCGCCGAGCGCGATGCCGCCAAGGCAGTTGCGGATCAGCTCAAGGCTGATGCGGCAGCCGCGCGCACCGCCGACGACGTGGCGTTCGCCGATGGCCTCGTGACTGCGGGCGTTCTGCCGCCGGGTCACAAGGACGACCTGGTCAAGGTGTTCGGCGCGCTCGACACCGGCGTCATCGAGTTCAGCGCCGATCGCAAGGAGCCGGCCTCGACCGTGCTCAAGCGGCTCATCGGCGGCGCGAAGCCGATCCTCAATTTTGGCGCGGTCGTGAAGCCGGGCGGCAACGCGGTCGATACGACCAGCCCGACCGCCATCCGTGCCGCCGCCCGCGCCCTCATGGCGACCCCTGCCGGCGCTGGCCTCACCTTCGACGCTGCCGTCGACCAGATCACCAAGGAGGCCTGAGACATGGGCAAGAGCACCGGTTTCCTGACCAAGGGCTACACCGCCACCACGGCGATCCCGGCGCGCACGCTGGTCAAGTTCGGCGGCGCTGACGGCACCGTCGTTCCGTCCGCTGCGGCTACCGACTCCGGCATCGGCGTGTCGAGCGACATCGACACGGCGGTCGGCGAACGCTGCGACGTGTTCATGAACGGCAACATCGCCCCGGTCGTTTTCGGCGGCACGATCACCCGCGGCGCAGCGGTCACGAGCAATGCCACCGGGCAGGCGGTTGCTGCGGCGACTGGCAACCGCGCGGTCGGCTTCGCGGAGGTTTCCGGCGTGTCCGGCGACATCGGCACCATCATCATCTCTCCGCACACCGCGGCCTAAGGGAGTACCGGGCAAATGGCTCAGGCACCGTTCGTCATCAATCCGGGCCTCACGGCTATCGGCATCGACTTTGCGGGCGGCAACGCGACGCAGCGCGGGTACATCGCCGACCGGGTTGTTCCCCGTGTTCGCACCGACGCCCCGCTGTTCCGGTATGCCTCGTATCCGACCGAGGAGGCCTTCACGGTCTACGATACCCAGGTCGGCCGCCTGTCGCGCCTGAACGAGATCGAGCAGTCCGCGACCGAGGCAACCGGTGCCGTGCTCGACTACGGTCTCAAGTCCGGCATCCCGTACCGCGACCAGATGGCGGCGATGAGCCAGTCCGTTCCGATGGACCCGAAGGCGCGCGCCGTTCGCGACGTGATCGACAAGGTGCAGCTCGC